GACTGTGTGAAGGTAACAGTACCGCTTCTGTCAGATAACGTGTTGTTCTGTCCGGCAATAATAGAAGTTCCCGAGGAACTTGGTTGAAGAAACTTTTCTGTTATTGGGAAACTTGGCGTATATTTGTAATACCAATCAAAGATTATTAATGGGGGAGAAAAAAGCCCCCGGCCTGTTAAATAGTAACGCCAATCACTTACTAACAAATGCACGCCGTCAGCGCACGACCGGGGGCAGATGCCCTTGTCGCGCTGACGGCATTATATTTTGTGATAAATGATTGGCAATGCAAATATACTTTAAAAATATAAATTATGAAGGTTTTTGAGATACTTTCTTTTAATAGAGAACTTCTAAATCGGTTATTCTCTACTGGAGTAAAAGCAAATGATTATATCTATGTTGATTTATATAATGATTATATGCACATGCGTAGTAATGGTAATAAAATGACCTATATCGTTGCTGCTCTTTCTGAAAAATATTCAGTAAGTGAACGAAAAGTTTATTCTATCATAGATAGACTTGGGAAAGACTGTAAGAATAGTACAGTATAACATACAATGCAAATTATATCTAATTTTCTTTTTTTATCCAGCTTTGTAATATAAAACGAGAGCAAAGTATGGAAATTTACAAAAAGACAACTTTAGGTAACTTAATAATAAAAGAAGTTCCGAAGATTTTAGCCAAAGAATTGATAATCGAACACCATTATTCACACAAGTGGAATGATGGTGGCTTCGGCAAGTTTAATTATGGAATATTCAGAGCAGAAGAACCAAATCGATGTTTAGGTGTCGCTGTTTACGGTTTTATGAAAAATCCTTCTGCTAAGATTTTTACTCATCCTAACCCCAATGCATGGATGTGTGAGCTGAATCGTATGTGGATAGACAATTGTTTAGGTCATAATGCAGAAAGTATATTGATTGCTGCATCTATTAAATTATTAAGGAAAGCGGATTCTACATGTGTCGCGGTACAAAGTTTTGCTGATGGGCGATTGGGCTGCGGCACAATTTATAAAGCAGCCAATTTTACTTATTATGGTTTTCATTATACAGTGTTTTGTCGTAATAAAAGGTCTGGTGAGGTTATACATAAGCAAATACTTACGAACAGTACGTCACCGACCGGTTATTTACGAGCGAACATAGCATTTCTAATAGGAGATTTAGAAATATTCCGGGTAAAAACATATAGATACATTTATCCGCTTTGTAAAAAGTTTAGATTTGTTCGTAAACCGCAACCTTATCCGGAATATGATAAGGGCGAAGAACCTACTAAATGGACACGAAGTACGGATAAAATCAAATCTAATATCATTAAACTCCTTGATAAAATAGCTGCCTAATAGCTGTGCAATTGACTACTTTATTTGATGTAAAGATACTGATTTTATGTGAAATACACAAATATTGAAAAGTCTTATTTAGGTACGAAAAGTTAAAATTTAATAGCATTGAAACGGTAGTCAAACACTGTTTCAATGCTATTAAATTTTAACTCAAACCGAACCATTTCGTTTTGACAGTCCGAAGAAAACCGAACCGTTTCGTTTTGAAAAATTGTTCGGGTGGTTTTGCGGATTATAAATGGGTGTAACCAAGGATGAAGTATCAGATTTAGTATCACAAGGCAAGGTTGGCTTCAAGGAGGTGGAACAAGCCTTCCAGAACATGACCAAAGAAGGCGGTATGTACTTCAATCTGATGCAGGAACAATCAAAATCACTCACGGGGCAAATCAGCAACCTGGGTGATGCCTGGGACTCCATGCTCAACGAAATGGGTAAGAAAGGCGAAGGTGTTTTCTATACCGCTATTTCTGCGGCCAAAAGCCTGGTAGAAAACTACGAAAAGGTGGGAATGGTTATCGAAGGGCTTATTATCACCTATGGTGCTTACAAGACTGCTCTCATGGCAAATATCGCCTTGGAGAAAATTCAAGCTGCCAATCGGTTGGCTTCTATCAAGGGGGTTACGGCCATGAAGATGGTGACAGACCTAATGACGGGAAGCGTAGCCAAGCTGAATAAGGTGCTTATGCTGAATCCATACGCCCTGGTAGGTGCGGCGGCTCTTGCTTCCAGTGTCTATATGCTTAAATGGGCAGATAGCCAGGATAAATGCACAGAAGCAACAGAACGATTCAATAAAGCAGAGGAAGCATCAAAGCAGGCGAGAGAAGAGCGAAACAGAAATGTTAATGAGTATATCAAGATTGCATCTGATGAGAAAAGGACTACGGATGAGAGAAAGATTGCCATTGAATCGCTAAAGGATGCATACAAAAAACTGCTTCCCCAATATGACAAGGAATCATTCTTGTTGAAGAACATAGCAGAGTACAGGAAAAAAATCAACGAAGAGGAACTGCAAAACGAGCGTATCGGCACGAAGAAAAAAATCACCATGCTGGACAGAGATATAGCGAAGTATAAGAATGGATTAAAGGAGGCAAACAGACAAGGGGCTGGGCAAGCTACACAAGCCATCATGAACACGCTCAATAACCTCAAGAAAGAAAGAGAGCTGTACGACAAGAAGCTACAGCAACTTGAAAGTGAGTCATCCGCAGGTACAGGGAAGAAAGAAGAGAAGGTAAAGAACAAAACCTATTGGGAGAAGCAGAAAAAGGATGCGCAGGCCGCTCTTGACGCAATTGATTCTGTCAAGCGAAAGAAGATGAATACAGGCGATTTCAAGGGGATTGACTCCGAAGACAAGAATATCTTCCAGGAAAGCAAGAAGAAAATCAAGGAAGCCGAGAAACATCTGAAAGCCTACGAAAAAGAGGAAAAGATACAGAAGGAAGCCGGTAAAAAGTTAAAGCAGCAAGAGAAGATAAGCGAACAGCTTCTTTCCCTCCGCCGTAAGAACCAGCAGGATGAAGTCAACCTCATGGCTGACGGAACAGAAAAGAAGCTGGCTCAGATTGACTTGGACTATCAGAAAGAACTGGATGCCATTAAAAAACAGCGCAAGGATTGGGAAACGGCGCAAGGTGGAAAGCTGACCGACAAACAAGAGGCGAAGCTTGGCACATGGGCTTCCAATGCCGCTAAAAAAAGGGAAAGCGATATTGATTCAACAAGTAAAGCCAAGCTCGAAGCCGACAAAAAAGCATGGCAGGAGTATTTCATTGAGTTCGGCAACTACCAGGAAAAACGAAAGAACCTTATTCAGAAGTATGATGATGAGATAGCGAAGCTTCAATCAGACAGCCCCGAATATGCCATCAAGGTAGCCGAAAAGAATCAGGCTGTAGAGCAACTGGATGAACAGTATGGCAGAACTACCCGTGCAATGGCTGATTTGTTCGAGGATGCGAGTAATAAATCCGTTTCCGCTATTCAAGACATCATAGACAAGTACGAGGCCCTTATCGAATACATGTCCGGTACCGATAAAGATATTTCTATTGCCGATTTGAAAGGAATAGGCTTTACCGATAAGGACATTGAAAAGATAGAAAAGGGTGAAATTTCCATAAAGGATGTAACGGATGCAATCAGGGGGCTAAAGGATGAGCTGAAAGGCAAATCACCATGGCAGGCTTTCGTCTCTGACTTGGAGAAAGGGATAGAAGCCATAAAAAAGGGTGGCAATGATTCCAAGAAAGTCGGTCAAGGCATCACCGATATAGGAAATGCCGTAACGTCTTTTACTCCTGCATTGGGTGAGTTCGGTTCTAACATCGCCAACATATTCGGTGTCAGTGATTCCGCCATAACAGGAGTTACCGATGCTTTAGGAGGATTAGGCACTACAGCTGCCGGTGTCGGACAAATCATGTCCGGTAACATTGTTGGAGGTGCAATGAGTGCAGTCAGTGGAATTTCTTCTGTTGTATCTGCGTTTGAAGGGTTGTTCGGTGCTGACTATTCCGATTACGAAAACATGAAAGCCCAATATGAGACATTGATAGCCATTTGGGATGAGCTTATAACCAAGAAGATGGACTACATCGACATCGACTATGGGACGGAAGCGATAAAAGCGGCAGAAGAAGCCGAACAGCTTGTAAATATTCAGATAAGCAGGCAAAGGCAACTAATCAAGCAGCTTGCATCCAGCGGGGCAAGTGCCGGCTCCCACTCATTGGGATACCGTATAAATGACAGATTGTCCAAGGAGGATTATCAACGAATTTCAGGTTTAGTCGGGCAAAAGATTACAGCGGAATATCAGTTGTGGGATTTATCTTCCGAACAGATAGAAAAGATACTTTCCGATGAAAAACTGGTTTCTGTACTTGATACCGTCAACAAGGATTTTGTTACTTATTTGCAGAATATTGTAGATTATGGAGAACAACTTACTGAGATTGCACAAAAAGAAAAAGAGGCTATTACTGGAATAGGCTTCGATGAGTTTAAAAACGGTTATGCTGATTTGCTTTCTGATTTGGACAGTACCAACGAGGACTTTGCAAATAATTTTGAGAAGGATTTGCGGAAAGCCATCTTCCAATCACTTATTGCCAATAAATACAAGGACAAAATCAAAGAACTGTATGATGCGTGGGCGAATTATGGGAAGGATGGTCTGTCTTCCGATGAAGCGCGAGAAATTCGTGATATGCAGGCGCAATTAACAGATAGTTTGCTTGCAGAGCGAGAACAGCTAATGAAAGATTTTGGATGGTCTCCTTCTACCGAGCAGCAGTCAGCTTCATCCAAAGGCTTTCAGACAATGAGTCAAGATACCCAGTAAAAGCAGATGCTCTACTTTCCATAAATACGGAAACAAGGAATATCGCTGATGATACGCGAGATTTGATAGCACAATCTTATCTTGAACTGGTACAGATTTCAGAGAATACGGGAAACTCCGCTAAATATCTGAAAGACATCAAAGCAGACATTGCTGCGGTAAAAAAGAATACTGCCGGTTTAGCACCATAAAATAAAAGGCGGGTAAATTCCCGCCTTACTTAGTTTCTTTGAAGGTAATTTTTGTTATGATTGTTGTATCATCATCCTCGAAAAATACTTCTGTCTTATCCAATAAGTACGATTTGTCGTTCCTGTGAAACACAACATTTGGTTTGGTAAATTCGAGAATCTTCATATAACTGAAATCATGTTCAATTACATCTCCATCAAAATTAAGTTTTAAAATAAGTTTTTCCTCCATAGTAATAAAATTGAATTATTTGCAAATATAACAATAAAATTATAGCCATGAAAAATGATTTATTGATAAATACCCAAGACGCCTACACAACATGGGGGGTAAGAATGGGAGAGGGCTTTCTTGATGTACTTGGGGCATCGTCACCCATGAAAGAATTTATAGAAAATAAGTCCCGGTTGGAACATGGAAAACGTGTGATAATCAATGACCCCAAAATAGATGAACGGGAAATAACACTTTCTTTTACAATTGAAGGAAATTCCCAATCCGACTATCAAGCAAAGAAAAAAGCTTTCTTTGAAGAATTGTATAAAGGTGTGGTTGATATTCAAGTTCCGGCTAACAGTAATGAGATTTATCATCTGATTTATCTTGGGAAAAGCGTTGCTTATGCACAGAGTTTAGACCAGACTTTCGGAAAAATTTCAGCCAAGTTTAACGAGCCGAACCCAGCAAACAGAACCTAATTCACGACATTGGGTTTATTGTCGTGTATATGAGTGTCCAAAATAGGGCACTCTTTTTTTTATCTGCGAACTTTGGATGCGTTATGGTAGACATCAAAGACATATCCGGTAAGACAAGATTTTCGACCCCCATTAATGCCTGGGCTAAAGGCAGGTTTACCCTGATGAAGGAGGACTATATCATCCTTCCGTTCAGCGTTCCCGACCCGGTGTATTTCAAGCTCGGCGACTACGTGGATTTGTCGGGAGTGCTTGACGAGTCCCTGGGCGGACTGCTGTCCAAGGTCTATGAGATAGTGGATTTGCAGAAACCTGCCTTCAACGCTTCTACCGGGGGATATGACTATGAGCTGCGGATGGACGCGTATTACTGGAAGTGGAAGAACAAGATTTTCAAGTACACTCCCGAACATGCCGGCCATGAAGCTTCATGGTCTCTGACCGCACCCCTTGACGTGCAGCTCGGCGTATTCCTCCGCAACCTGAAGGCACTCGGATATACATACAAGGGAAAAGAGTTTGAGTTCAGCATAGATTCCACAGTGGAGAACAAGGCCGTTGCGATGAGGTACGACAATATGAACCTTCTTGACGCCCTGTTCTCCATGGCCGATAAGGAGAAATGGGACTGTGACTGCTGGATAACGGATAACATAATCCATTTTGGGCGAAATGAATATGGTGATTCCGTCAGAATCGAGTTAGGGGTTGAAGCGTCAGCCATGACCCGCAGCGACAGCAAAGGTACTTATGCGACCAGAATCTATGCGTTCGGCTCTACCCGGAATATTCCGGCAGACTACCGTCCCGTGGATGAACAGACGGTTGTCAACGGCGTAGTCCAGCGCAGGCTGATGCTTCCTGCGGACACGCCTTACATTGATGTGTATCCCGACATGTCCGAAGAGGAGGCGATAGAGGACATTGTCGTATTTGAAAATGTCTATCCCAGGCGTACGGGCACATTATCCGACGTGCATACCCGCACCGAAGAGGTGAAGGACGAGAACGGCACGAAAGAGAACGTCACCTACTACCGCTACAAGGATACCGGGCTGGAGTTCAAGGATGAATATCTTATCGAGGGCCAGGAACTGAGAATCCGGTTCCAGTCCGGCAAACTTAACGGCATGGAATTCGGTGTCATTTTCAATCCCGACCCCAAAGACGACATGCGCGGCGCGCAGCTTTGGGAAATCGTGAGAAACGAGGATTACGGGCGTATGTTTCCCGATGATACCCTTCGTCCGGAAAACGGCGACGAGTATGTCCTTTCCGGTTTCAACATCCAGCTTGTGTCTGATAGATATACCCCCGAAGCCGAACAGGAGCTTAAGGGAAAGGCGCAGGAGTATGCCGACCGACGCAAAAGGGATGACGGTACATATAACACGACCATTGATTCAGAATGGGTGTATAACGACCGGCTGAGACGCTTCTATGAGTTCGGACAGAAAGTGTTCCTTGTAAACAGGGCTTTTTTTGAGAACGGGCGCGACAGCCGCATACTCGGCTGGGAGTTCAACCTTGACAAGCCTTGGGACAGCCCTGCATACATAATCGGCGAGAGCATGCCCTATTCCCGTATCGGGGATATGGAAGACAAGATTGATTCCCTGACCTACAAGGGGCAGACATATACCGGCGGCGGAAACGGGGTCTATATAATCAGGACGAACGATACGACAGCCCCTTCCGACAGTAATGTATTCTCGGCACGCAGGTCTTTGGTCTCTTTCTTAAGGAAAGACAAGTCCGATAAGACTGAATATCTTTTGAAACTCCTCGCAGGCGGTGAGTTCGGCGAATTCGTAGACAGTATGATTGCCGGCAAGGGTGCAGGGATATTTCCTGATGGTCGGGCACAGGTAGAACGGTTAGAAGTCCGCGGTTCACTGTCAGTGCTTGACCTTATTATCAATCAGATTCAAGGAATGGAGTCTGATTACTCCTTTACCGAGATTGGTAAGATAGAATCCGTGGAGGATTTGGGAGAAAACACCTACCGTCTGAGCATCGAGAAACGCACGGACTTCGACTTCATGAAATTCCAGGAAAATGATGTCTGCTTCTCCATCATTAACACACTGCTTACAGGTGGTTCCGAGTATTACACCAGTTGGATGCGTATTCTTACTACCAATGCGCAGGAGAATAGCATAACGGTCGTGCTCTATCCGGACAGCGAAGTGCCTGGAGGCACGAACTATCCGCCGTTGGCCGGTTACAACGTAACCCGCAGGGGTAACAGTACGCTGCCTGAAGAGGGCGGCTTCAACGGTCGGGCGCAGTCGTGGATGATTTCTTCGCGTGAGGGGCGCATCATGTTTTTGTCCAATGTCTATAAGCCGATATTGGAGGACTACAACTACTCAATCAGCATCGGCAGATTTCCCCGTACCAAGGCACTTGAAAAGCTGCCGATTTCCGAGAATGAGACAGGCGTCATGGCACAGACGGTTATTGCCGAGAAATTCTACCAACTCGACCACAACGGCGATGTCATACCCAACAAGGTAGACCGGGGCGTCTGGTCGCTGGAAACGGCCCAGAGCGGCGCTCCTTACCGCTTTGTACAGCACGAACTGGCAAAGCCTTCCGGCAGCGAATATACCCTGCTGGAACAGCATACGGTCTACCACCTTGGCTGCAAGTGGGGCTGTCTGTCAGATAAGACAACGGATGAACCGAAATGGAACTCCCCGTCATGGGGACTCCTTGAGGGCGACAGCAGGTATTCGCTCCAGCTCTCACTATCAGGCGGGGAGGCATTCGTCATAGGCGGTGTGGATGAGGTAATTTCCGGGCGCGTTTTCTATGGTACAATTGACATAACGGATGATGTGATGGCGGACGATGCTACCGAAGTGGAGTGGTTCCGCAACAGTGGCAATGTTCCGGCAGATAACCTCTGGACGCCTGAGTACGTGGATGGCAACAGGCTTGCCATCCATATCGACAACGGGAACCAGCACGGGGTCGGTTCGGATTTCGGTTTTGTCAGCAAGTCCGTGATATTCACCTGCCGGGTGTTCTTTCCGGTAAACGGCAGGTTGGAGGAAGTGGATAAGAATTTAGGATTTGACATCGTATAAGAATTTATAGGTATATGGGATTAAAGAGTAACAAGCAGTGGGGCCGTATTTACGTTGCCCCCCTTTCCCTTCAGGGAGAGATAATAGTATTGTCGGGCAGTCCCGTGCAGACCTACGACAAGGAACTGCGGGAATACAGCCCCGACCGGACCCTGACACCGCTGGTCATCGTACCGAAGGTATCGGCGTTCGACGAGAAGACGGTATTCGGTGAAATGGAACTCACGGGGGTGGAGTGGTTCGAAGGTGCGCCCCGTGACAAGTCGGCCAACCGCATCGTCGAGGGTGAGTATTACAGCATTTCTGACGGCAGCGGCGGTGTGCCCAAATATGCGCTTACCATCCGGAAGAACATTCCGCCGGAGAAGCCGGTGGAGTATTTCGGTATCGCGATATTCACGGACCCGCGCACGAACCGCGAGGTCCGCTGTGAACGGAGCGTGAAGTCCTATTCGCATCTTTATGACAACAAGGCGTATTCATTGCGCCTGAAGGGTGATTCCGTGATGGTGACCGACCCGCTGCGTCTGGCTGACCGTTCCGGTTATTGGGACAGGGAGATAGAACCGCAGCTCTATACGGGCACTGAACCGGTGGATGATGAACACGCCGCATATTTCTGGGACATTCTTGAAGACGGAGCATACCGCCCGGTTACGCCGGATGACCCCGGCATCGTCTGCCATGACGGGAACGGAGTGTACACCCGTAAGCTGGTATACCAGGCGAAATATGTGACTGGCGCAAGCTTCCGTTGCCGTGCCTGTGAATATGCGGGCAACAGACCGCAGGCTCCTACTGACGGGCGGCTGGAAGTGGTAATTGAGGTAAAGACGGAGATGGCAGCTTCCCTCAATTGCGAAATTATCCAGACGAAAGGTTTCACCCTGTCGGAGGACATGAAGCAGCCAAGCGCCTATGAAATACGCATCTTCGACAACCGCCGCGAGTACGGTACAGAATTCGACGAGCTTTTCCGTATCACATGGAAAGGCCAGAGTGCCAAGCCGGGCGAGCCGGAGAAGGTGCTGGCAACCGGCGGGCGGACGTTGGAGTTCATTCCGGCGGACAAGGGTTTCCCGGCAAAATATATCTTCCATGTGCGGGCGGAAGTGGGGCTTCTCATCGGTGAGTCCCTGATGGGCGATGAGGAAGGCGCCGTTATCTCCTCACAGATTGACGGACAGACGGTATTCATTGCCACGGGTCCGGTATATGAATAATTGAGTAATAACTTTAAACTTTAATCAATATGTACGTAATTGTAGAAAAGGCAAAGCTCGAAGGCAAATTCTTTGGGATAATGAATACCCTTCCGGATGGCAGGGTGTACATTCCTATCAGTGAGATGCGGAATGTGGGTACTCTTCTTGACATCGACATCATTGGTTCTGCACGTGAGTTAAAGGAACTGATAGAGAAACAGCAGGAAGCGATGCAGGGTACGGAGGACATCGACCCCGGTTTCAGTGTGACACCCGAAGAGGAAGAGGACATCGACCCCGGTTTCAGCCAGGAGCCGAATCCGGACAGTGACAGCGGGGCGTCGGAAGAGGGTAACGGCAGCGTGACCGGTCCGGAACAACCGGCCGGGGCAAAGACTGACGGAAAAAGGAAAGGAGGCAGACGATGAACCAGAATCAAGTGACCGCTTCACTGGCTATCGTGGCGGTGAGCAACGGAACGACCGTCAACGGGTATGTACGCGTGGACAATGGTCCGCTTATCCAGGCATGGACAAAGGGAAGTGACAAGTATACGCCGGACTTTGAAGCACTCGCAGAAGACAAACGCCCTATTGTCATCGTCGTATTGCGGGATGTGAGCAGCGGGCGCATCCTCATTCCTTCCAGGCTTGTTTTCAAGTACAACGGAACCGAACTTGCATTTGGGGAGGATGGGCTGTGCAATACGGAACAGTTTGCCGGTACTTTCAAACGCGTAACCGGGTACAATGTAAGTGTAGACTCGCAGTCCTATCCCATGACGGGACTTCGGGTGATGAAGAACCTCGTACCCATCTCCGGATATGACAATGACCGCATAACTGTTTCCGGGGAAGTTGAAATTGGCGGGCATACGGTCGCATTCAACGAGCTTGCGACGGATGTTGTTATCCAGGAATCATCGGGTAAACAGTATGAGTTATTCATTACTTCTGACAAGGGTACGCAGATAATCAATCCGTCCGAAGTGCTGACGTTGAAGGCATCGCTGTACAGCGGCGGAGACCTTATCAACGATTTGGGGAACATTACGCTCCAATGGAAGAAGCAACTGCCATCGGGAGAGGCCAACCTCGGAACTCAGGGAACCCAGAACATTGCCGCGAATGATATTGACGGTTCGCTGGTGGTAAGCTGTGAAGCTGTGCAGAATGCGAAGGTCATTGCCAAGGGCTTCATTACCGTGTTCGACCTTAGCGACCCTATACTGGCGGCATTCAAGGTCAAGGGGCTTGCTTCTGACGGGCAGATATATCCTGGAGAAACGGGAACGCTGACACCGTATGCCTATAAACGTCAGTCCGGTGAGGAGGTGGCGGTGGCAAGCTGGGACTTCGCTACATTCGACGGTGAGAATAATCCGTTTACGCTGTCTGGTAAAGACAGCAATAAGTTCCAGGGCAAGGACATCGCACTAACCTATACGGATGCAGCACGCGCCAAGACATTTAGAGTAATTGCCACGAACACTAATCCCATTGAGCTATGATGACAACGGCGGTTTTGAGTATCGTGGCTGTCAGCGAGCCTGACCCGGTGGAATACGTTGACATCGAGTGCCAGCCGGCTGCCATCTCTGTAGACTGTAACAATGTACAGATGGTGCCGCTGAAGCTGAAAGCCCTGCACCGCAGCGGGGCTGATGCGGCCCTGCTGGATGTATTCTGGCGGCTGCATGTCCAGTCGTCCGGCAAGGACCTCGGTACGGCGGATTCCCCCGGTGCATCGTCTGAATGGGAATACTACCTTCCGTCTGACAAGTGGGGCAATGCGGATTCCGTGATTGTGGAAGCGTACCGTGATAGTGCCCGCGAGACCCTTCTTGCTCAGAAGAGGGCCAGCATTGTTCGGCAGAACACGTCCCCCTTCCCGGTCGATGGTGACTGGAAACCCCTGCCGTTCAAATACAAGAACGGGGAGTATTTCCTGGATAAGGATAAGGGGTTTGTATTCATGTGGATGAATCCTGTACCGGGAAACAGTGATAAACATCCGTTCTTTGACGTGGCCCAGAACCCGGACACTACTTCCTGGAAATCCATCCAGGAATACCCGCTACTGGGTACACAGCTTTTACTCGCCAGGAAAATAGATGCAGACCTTATCGACGTGGATAACCTGAAGGTGAAGCACCTGGAAGGTGCGGACGGGGATTTTACCGGAAAAATCAATGCAAAAGAAGGTTCTGTCGGGGATTTTGATATTTCCTCAGATTTGCATGCCCGAAGAGGCAATGATGACATGCTGCTTTCAGCTTCACTGATACGTTTCAGGAACCAATACGTGTCCACATTCATCGGGGCTGACACTATCCCGGCATCATCCGGCGGAGTACTTATATCTCCGATAAGAATTGAGGTGAACCGCAGCACGGCGTCCTACTCAGCCGGTATAAACACATGCCTTCATTCGACGGTATATGGCGCTAAAAGTTATGATGATTTTGTAGAGACGGGGAATCATGTGCTGTTTGCACCTAAAGGCGATATTTGCGGTTTCCGGTTAAGGACGAGAAGAGTTGACAGTAATATAACCTTGTCCCTTATGGACAGTATCATTATGGCTGTATCCAAAGGTATTACAATGAATCTTCCGAGCGACGCCGAGGACGGGCAAATCTATTTTATAAGAAACCATTCAAACGGTGACGTCTATGTGTATGGCCGGATAAGCCCGCTGGGGTATCCTACATCGGGAACGACAAAAGTTCATATAACAGGGGGATGGCTGGCTATTTTCATATATGACAAATTTAATAATATATGGACGGGTAATAGGTTCTCGTCCGGTTGGTAAATCAAAATGAGGTTGGATATGTTTTTAAAACTCAACGACAAGCTGCTGCATTTTCTTGCATGCCTTGCCATCACGCTGACAGTCGGTGAACTCTGTGCCGTTACGGCAGGCGTGACGAAAGAAGCCGCTGACTGGATGTATAAGAAGAACTGCAAGGTCGGTTCGGGATGGGACTGGCTGGACATACTTGCGGATGCTGCCGGCATAGCGGTCGGCAGCGTATTAAGGAGATTGGTATTCGATTATTAATATTAATAAAAAGGATTATGTTAGACACATTATTGGTTGCGCTGGTTATCTCGGTAGATACCGCGCAGGTAAAGGAATTTCCGCAGAAGGCGGAAGTCGAGTTCAAGAAAAACGATTTGAAGGAGAACATCATTAAGTCAGCCTTGAATTTCCATAATAGCGGGAAGAAGGACGACAAGACCTGGAACTGGAAGATTCAGGATGTGGTGTTCAGAAAAGATTAAAACAATGTTCAATTTAAATTCAAATAATCATGGGAGCTATAAAAACGATGAAGGAAGTCGAAAGCACACTTCCCCAGAAAAAAGAGATAAATTATGTACGTGCTTTGGACAAAGAAGGTAATCCGATTTTAATCAATAAAGAGGACCTGGCGCAAGTTGTGGGAGAACTGATACCA